TGTTACATTCTTATGTGTACTTGCCATGTTAGTTACATGGGGTGCAAATCTTTTTTGGGGATTTCAAATCACAGAGTTTATCTTTGAAGGTTTGATGTATATTATCATTGTTGGTCTCGGTGTTGCAGCCGCAGAGAAGTTTTCACGTAAGGGACAATAACTATGTCAAAATCTATTGTTATAGAACGTGCAGTACCTACTAATAAAAAATTATACAGTAGTGTAAAGTCACGTATAAAGAAAAAATTCAAAGTATGGCCGAGTGCTTATGCCTCGGCCGCACTTGTAAAAGCGTATAAAGCTGCCGGTGGTGGTTATCGTAATGAGTCAACAACGGTCAATAATCCTGTTTATCGTCTTGAATCATATAAAACAAATGAGTGTGGTAAAATCACAGAATTACATTTTGGTATTCAAGAGGCAACAACAGAAGTCCTCGGTGAAGCTGAATACCGTGGACGTAAAGTATCATTAGGTAAACCATTCAGAACTCCAGGTGGCCCAAAGAAATTCTCTGTGTATGTAAAGAATCCAAAGGGTAATGTTGTAAAAGTAAACTTTGGACACAAGGGTGAAGGTGGTAAGAAAACGATGAGAATAAAGAAATCAAATGCAGCAAGACGTAAGTCATTTCGTGCAAGACATAATTGTGATACTCCTGGACCTAGAACATCCGCCCGTTATTGGTCATGTAGATTCGGATGGCCTTCGAGTGGTAAAGGTGCAATAGATAAAACATAAACTATGAATCAGGCGTTATATCAATCGTTACTTACACCTCAATTTCAACTTCATTTGCCAAAGTCTCGTTCCGAGGCAGCTGAAGCAATGACAAATGCTTACCATTTATCTAACATAGGTCAAACTACAACCCCTTTCGGTGCACCACTTCTAAATGCGGATAAAACAATACTAAAAACGTTTATCCAACTTAGCCTCGATATAAATTTCTTTGGTGGACAAATACAGTCAACTATCTCACAGGTAATACAATTTATACGTGGTGCAATAGAAGCGGCTCAAAATGGTGCAAAAAATTTAGTAAAGACTATTCAAAAAAGTGTAAACGGCGTAATTGACGGATTGGTTTCTGCTTTACCGGCACCTCTTGCATTTATTGCTCCAATATTGAAAAGTTTGGTCGCTGGTATATTCAAGGATTTATTAGAAACAATCGGTAGTGTATTCAAAGAAGTTTATAAATGTATGAAGAAACTTCAAGGTCTAATTGATTTGATTGATGTTTCTAAAATAGCATACTTGGTTATGTCCACGGGATATTGTCTATATTGGCTTACTGCAAGTATGGCACCCGTCCCTCCTATGCCACCATGTATTGCACCAACAGCTGGTGCAATAATTTTGTTACCTGGTTTACCAACACCATTGAATTCGGATTTGGCAAAAACGTTTACAAAAGGAAACACGGTAATTCAGGCTATCGGTAAACTTTACAATAGCTTGATTACCCATCAGTTAACAGTTGGTGGTGTTTATCTTGGAATAATACCATTCTTTCCTTCACCAATTCCTGGTCCACCAATTCCGTGGTTTTCAATGTTGAGTATTCCGTTTCCAAATATAAACCTTCCAGGTATACTTGGTGGGAAAGATTCAAAGGGTTCTGAAAATCAAAAGAAAAAACAAGCCGAAATTGAAAAGGATCCAGATGGTATGTCAAAGAAGGCAGGTGACAAACTAAAAGGTGCTCTTGAAGGTTTGAAAAAACAGGCAGATAATTCTAAACCTTGTTGATATTTATTTCTATGACACCATGCCAAAAACATATATTAGAATTAGTTTTACGTGAATACAAACGCGAAGTTCTAACAGAAGGAAAGAGACCTTCTGGTGGACTTCGTAAGTGGTTTAAAGAAAAGTGGGTTGACATATCTCGTAAAACAAAATCTGGAGGTCATCCTGCCTGTGGTGCATCCGCTGGTAAAAAAGAACGTAAGGGTGGTAAACGTGCCTATCCTAAATGTGTTCCTGCTGGTCGTGCCTATCGTATGTCTTCTAAACAAAAGAAAAGTGCTGTAACTCGTAAAAGAAAACACGGTTCAACAAGACGTGGTAAAGCGAAATTTGTATCAACAAATCCGAGTAAGTAAATGATAAAGAACATTATTATGAATATCCTAGTACCAGTAATCGCCATCGGTGGTGTTGGTATGGCTATTTATTCTTCTATGATGGTCGATGACCGAGTAACAGAAAACATGAGAATTGCTGATTCACTTCGTGTGGAAGTAACCAAGTATCATCAAAAGTATGATAGTTTACTTGTTATTGCTGATCAGTTGGGTGTAAAGATTGCTGATGGTGAGAGGAGATTGGATTCATTGAAGAAACATCCACCAACTCCAAGACCACCAAAACCACCAAAACAAACACCAACCGAGGCACTTGAATTTTTGAATGATTTTATAAAGGACTAAAATGAAATGGATATTACCAATTTTATTCTTACTTGCAAATACATTTTCTTATGGTCAATCCAAAGATTCCGTTCTTTGTTTACCAAAGGGTGATATTCTAAAACTTGCTAACAAAATTCAAAGACTACAAGATACACTTCACTGGCAAAAAGATACCATTGGTTGGCAAGATGGAGTTATAACAACACAAGATACTCTTATTTCATCACACAAACAACGAGCTCTTATTTTCCAAGAACAACTTGATAATCGTCAAAAAGTTATCGGTCTGATGGAACAAGAAAATAAGAAACTCCGTGAAACAATTGAAATTATGATGCCAAAGTGGTATGATAATAAATGGTTGTGGTTTAGTGGTGGTGCAACTGTTGCAACAATCATTTTGGGACTGGTGTTCTAATGGTTCAACAAAATAAAACGTTACGTGATATAATCAAAGAAGAGTATGTAAAGTGTGCCGCTAATCCGGTATACTTTATGAAAAAATATGCTAAAATTCAACACCCCGTTCGTGGTAAAATCCTATTTGAACTATGGAACTTTCAGGAAGACGTACTTCGTGATTTCCAAGACCACAGATATAACATTTGTTTGAAGTCTCGTCAGTTGGGTATCTCTACCCTTATTGCTGGTTATTCTCTTTGGTTGATGTTATTTCAAAGTGATCAAAACATTCTCGTCATTGCTACCAAACAAGAAACTGCAAAGAATCTTGTAACGAAGGTTAGAGTTATGTATGATAATCTTCCATCGTGGTTGAAAACTGCGGTGGTAGAAGATAACAAACTCTCACTTCGTTTCAAGAATGGTTCACAGATAAAAGCCGTTTCAGCTGCTGCTGATGCCGCTCGTTCAGAAGCTCTTTCACTCCTCATTATTGACGAGGCCGCCTTCATTGATAACATTGAGGAAATTTGGGCCTCTGCACAGTCTACAATCAACACTGGTGGTTCTGCAATTATCAACTCTACTCCTAACGGAGTTGGTAATTTTTACCATAAACAATGGGTCAATGCAAAGACAGGAACAAGTGCTTTCAATCCAATCTTCCTTCACTGGACGGTTCATCCTGAAAGAGACCAAGCTTGGAGAGACCAACAAGACATCATTCTTGGACCTGCACTTGCTGCCCAAGAGTGTGATGGTGACTTCCTTTCATCGGGTCAATCTGTTGTTGACGGTAATACAATTGACTGGTATCAGAAAACTTATGTATGTGAACCAAGAGAGAAGAGAGGTGCCGAAGGTGCCCTTTGGATATGGGACGACCCTGACCCTAATAAGACATATATGATATGTGCTGACGTTGCCCGTGGTGATGGTAAGGATTATTCTGCCTTTCACATTATGGACATAGAAAACATTGAACAAGTCGCAGAATACCGTGGTAAGTTAGATACAAAATCTTACGGAAATCTTCTTGTATCTTTGGCAACCGAATACAACGATGCCTTACTTGTAGTTGAAAATGCGACTATCGGTTGGGCTGTAATCCAACAAATAATTGACCGTGGTTATCCAAACCTTTACTACACATACAAAGAAGATGGTTATACAGACCCATCGGTTCATATACCAAAGGGATATGACCTCAAAGATAAATCACAAATGGTGCCGGGATTCTCAATGACATCAAAGACAAGACCACTCGTGGTATCAAAGTATGAGATGTACTTCAGAGAACGTGCACCAGTCATCAAGTCAAATCGTTTAGCTGAAGAAATGTTCGTATTCGTTTGGAACGGTGGTAGAGCCGAAGCTCAAACAGGATATAACGATGACTTGGTTATGTCATTTGCTATGGGACTTTGGATTCGTGATACCGCACTCAAACTACGTCAAGAAGGTATGATGCGAACAAGGTTGGCGTTGGACTATATGAGAAAAACAACGTCGGTAATCAGTACAACGAATATGAGAAATCCACTTTCCGATTCTGGTTGGACGATGGACGTTGGGGATAAGAAACCAAACGAAGACCTTACTTGGCT